GCCGTATCCATCAATACCAACACCAGCAAACAATGCCGGGTCTTTTGCAGAGGGCGCGATCCAATCAAGTGCGCCAACGCCGCCAGTCCTGTTTGCTAACTCGTTAAGCGCCTCTTGTGTGCCTAACTGTCCCTGCATTTTCGGAACAATGTCTGATGCCCTGAAGTAATGAGAGCCAATCAGGTTATCTTCAGAGTGAGTTCCATGTCCGGTGTTTATGGTCGCACCATACGGATCAGTGACCGCATCATAGTACCCATAAGAAGGGTCTCCGTTGAGAATGCCACCAACAGAAGGCCAGTATTCACTACCCTTCACCAGCCATCCAAGGTTAGGGTCGTCAATGCCTTGCCAGTATTTATCTACATAGCTTTTAACCGAATCCTGCATGTACTCAGGCAGGTAGGCTACCGGCTTATCAAACAAATCTTCATTCAGTAAGTCAGTATAGGTGACGCGCTGGTTGTCTATCCAAGCGGTATCTTTTGCGCCAAGAACCCTTGTCGCTGCCTCGTAGGGTACATAGACATACCCAGTACCCTTCCCGGCTTCATTGAATAACTGGAAGTCAGGGTATTTTGAGTTACCGAAGTTTGATGTACTCAAGCCAAACATCAGGTCTGGATCAGCAAAGGAATCCGCGCCGTAGTAGCCTATTTTTGAGTTTTGCAGCGAATTGCCAATGCCTTGGAAATAATCGGCATACTGGTTCTTTAGCAGGTATTCGTCACCAAATTCCTGCGCCTTTGATCTAACCAACTGCGATAACGGGTCATCGCCAAGTGAGTCTATGTTAATGGTTCTGTAATTGCCCATTAACTCCTCAAGCGGCGACTTGTTGAAATAGTACGCGCCGTTAATTTCGCCAAGTGGATTCATTCCATCTGCTGACAGTATATTCTGCCATTTGGCGTAGTCATCTGCTCCCATAGAGGCATAAGGAGACAGCATATTCTCAAGCTCTGAGGTCTTTAGGTAGTAACTATCACCGGCTGCAAGCGGGTTTAAGTCAAGACCAAGATTTTTCATAAAATCGAGTTCTTGCTGACCTATTGTGGAATACTGAGAAAGCGCTGCGTTCAGATCGTTTTCATCAACAAACGAGCCAAACAAGTTATTCTGCACCTTATCGCCAATAAGCGGCTGTAACTGTTTATACAGGTCTGAATTAACGTCAATCGACTGCTTGCCTGCCTGCTGCCCCATTTGTGCGTTATAGAGGTCTGCAAACGCATTATTTGCCCTTTGTGCGTTATTAACCCTGTACTGGTTCTGTGAGTTCATGAACTGCTTGGCAGCAGCATCAGCACGTTTGGACAGGGCATCCTGATAACCGCCCATTTTGAACTGCTGTAGCATGGGATTGGACAGTGCCAGTTTGTTCGCATTAGCGTAAGCCTGCTCTGCCCATGATGGCATTCCAGATTGCATCGCCTGAGCCCTTGCCATTAATTCATCTTTCCAATCCATTTTAGTTCCCGGTCAAAGCCCTAGATTCAACCCATGTACCAGGCTCTCCTGCTGTTACGCAGTACCAGCCTGTTACAATGTACTTACTGCTGGCAGAGCCTAGCTCTGTTGGGGTTGAGTTACGGATAAAGTCGCCAACATTAAACGAGCCTGTGGTTGGCGCTGATGTAGCTGCATTTGTCGCTGCATAGACATATCCCTCTGATAGCGCATTTAACTGGAATGCAATCTCTCGGAGTATTTCGTACAGTTGATAGTTTAGTTTTGATTCATAAGAAGGATCGCCAAGAATCGGCAATCTTGGATCGCTAGAAACCCTCATTATTCATCACCTGACGGAACATTATCGGCAGTAAAGCCAGTGATGATTGTCTCGCCTGTGAAGTCGAATGTGAGCTTGTGCCACCTAGACGACCTTAGAACATCAAACTTACCATCAACCATCGTGGTTATCGTGTCCTGCGTCATGTTCTCGCCAGATACGTCATCATAATAGTTTGTCATTGTGGCGCTCGTTGGCGCTGTGGCAAACCTTGGACGTACCCGCCTTAACAGGCTAAAGGCATCGTCATCACCCATTATTGAGGTCGTTATGGACATTGACGAACCCGACCCTGTGAGGGTCTTTAATTCATGCGAGGTATTGAAAACGCTGATTACCGGCGCTGCTGTTTGCCAGAATGGTGAGTCATAGGATATTTCTGGCAGATCGTCATAGGTGGCAAATACATTGCCCAACGAATCATAGGTCACTTGGCCTGTCAGGGTTTCAGCAGCAACCTCAACACTGTATGTCGCCTTGCCCCACTGCTTTGACTTGTAGTTATAAATCAGGCAGGAGTCCAGCGCCCCATCAGAATCAGATGACGGGTAGAACCAGTAAACAGACGAGTTGAGCCTATCATGTGCGCCGATTATCTTGTACCTGTAGGATTTGTCCATGTCAGCAAAGAACCAATCCTTTACCGCATTACCTACCGGGACAGGTCTTGTACCATCAAAATAATAAATATCGTCATAACCGATAAACAGGTGAGCAGAGCCGATCCCTACAATACATTCAGGCGATAAAACACCGGCCTCACCCGGAATCTGCTGCCATGACCAGACAAGCGGAGAGCCAATATACCGGCCTAGAAATATAGACCGCTCCTTGTAGGCAACAATATCCTTGCCTAGCCGTTTTAGCCCTGTAATGCCTCCCGGCGCATCGACAAGCCTGCCTGTGGTGCATTGGGTTGAAATAGAGGGTGTCCAATCTGTATGATCGTACAAGGCACTACACCACCACCTGTCGGACTGTTCGCCGTAGGTCGTGTCATCGGTGTCTGCAATCATCACAAAACCGGAAACGGTTTCTATGTGTCGCGCCTTTGGTGCGCCTGATATGTCAGCAAAATTCGCCGCCGCATTGATCTCTTGAATAACGTCAGCTTTGTTAGTAGCTAGTGTAACATCGCCAAATTGGGCAAATTGCCACCTGTCATCAATCGATACATTATAAGACCCTGACAGCCTTGTTATGCTTGTCCAGACACCATTTGCGCCCTCATAGAGGTCAGTGCCAGTACCGGCAAACAGGCGATATGAACCATCCAGTTTCAGACGAATGGCTGCGCCTTGGCATTCAGCAGCAAGCGCCGGGTAATCCGTTGCAACAGGATCAGGACTTGATCTGAAGCCCTTTACTGTTGGGGTCATATTATCGCAATCTGTGATAACCCCCGCAGTGTATGGGTCTACATCAGGCGCGAATCCTTGGAGTTTAATCATGCGACTCGTGTTCTCATATTAGAACCAGACCACTTATCAAGTTGGTCTGCCGCTTCAAGCTCGCCAACAGCCCTTTCATACAGACCAGACCATTTTGCTATGCCTTGGTCATCAGAGACATGCGAACATGCTTCGATCATGCAAGCATAAAAGAGCGCGTCTGTTGCGTCCGTCAAATACCAGTTTGTGATATTCGCATCACTCAATGCGGTAGGTGTTGAGTAGTAAACAATGTTTACCTTGTAATCAGAGTCAGGGGTATAAAACAGATACAATTCACCGCCGATTATTGAATAACCGTAAGGCTTAGACGTTTCACTGCTGCCGAATATTTTATCAGCCGTGTCTGGTGTCAGGTATTCCAGATTTCTTACTGGATCGCCTGCGATGTTTACAGAGCGTATTGATGCAAAGCCGCTTGGCAGGGCGTAATTCGGAGTACCAGCAACACAGCTTATTGTAGACACAACCTCAAGCCCTGAAACACGCAATCTGCGCGACAGCCTTTTTTCGGCAAAGGTGATGAAGTCTGGAATTACAGAGGTCAGGTCTGACCTGTGCATCCTTCCAGCAATCGCATTTTTTAGCTCTGTAAAAGTAGTAAATGGCATTATCCATCATTCCTTAACTTTTGAATCACACAGCCAATACCCTTTAACTTAGTATTGCCAGCGGTCGGTTTTTTTACAGACAATTTGCCAACAGTCATTCTGCCTGCTGTATGCTTGCCAGTGTCATAGGCAACCTTTTTTACAAGCGTACCCATTTATACTCTCCCCGGTTTAGTCCTGAAGAATCTGTTGTCAGGGTCGTTCAAGAACTTCTTGAATAACTTGTCATCATTCATCACATCGTTGTATTTAATCCCTTTGGATTTAGCCCACTGCTCGATAGCAATTAGCGGGACTCTTGCAACGTGGTTGAATGTCTCTGTATAACGCTTATTGTCAACGTCATACATTTTTTTGTTCGCTTCGATAACATCGGATAAATCGGCTGACCGCTTAACGATCAACTTATCTTCCAATGGATCGTATTTGTAACTTTCCTGAATCATAGAAGCACCTTTATTGCGCCAACGTCCTGCAACTTTCTAGCTGCGTGTCTTGGAATGTTTACAATCTCACCCGGCTTGCCTGCTGCGATCATTCTCACCACGATCACTTCAATCAGGTCATCCTCAGATTTTGTTTTGCGTCTTACTTTCTTAACAGTTTCCATAATTCACCAGTAAAAAGGGGGCTTAACGCCCCCTCAAGGTTTAGCCGTTGGTATCGGCTATGATTGCATGAGCTGCTTCATTGCGTACTTC